CAATCGCATAAACTCGAACGTCAAGTGCCTCATTTCGAGTTCGCGTCTTGATCCACGCCCGTGTGGGGTAACCCTTATGATAGCGAACCACTTGTTTTTCAGCCGTTAGCTGGCGGAAATACTCATCGTCGCGTTTGGATTGAAAGTGGCAATAACCGCCGCCGGGTTCATCAATCCGTAATCTGGCGTAATGCAATTCCTTCGCAGTATCAACGCCAATGGGATAAAGCGGTATCTTTCCGATGTTGTTGCGCGAAGGCCGTCCGACGATGGGCTTACCCTCGCCGCCAACACCCTTGATGGCAAAAACCCTGTGTCCCGCTCTGGTTTTGGCATAGTTATACACGGCGCGGGTGTGGTGACCACCAGAGTCAATGCAAGTGGCGCGGATCAACATAGGCTCACCGCTTGGATGCTCGTATGTCGCCAGAATAATATCATCCAACTTCGCCCAGAGCGCCGGACTGGATGGGTCACCGTACAGAACGTGATACTCAATCTGCCAGCTTTCTTCGCCAGCGCCCCAGCCCACAATCTCGACCTCTAAACGGTCATCTTGAACGTCAACGCCACAGGTGAGGACAACAACGTCATCAGGGATGCCCTCATAATCCTCTTTGCGCTTAGAGATGGCGTAATCATCGACACCCTCGCCTTGATCCTCCCAAGTCTCGCCAAAGAAGGTATTAACAAAGGTTTTTAGGCGCATGGGGTCTTTGCGTGCGGCCAAAAACTCCTCAACCGCGTCAGACAGCACCGACCACGGCGAGTAAAGCGCATTGAGATGGAAGCCAGCCACGCCGTTGAACGGCTTATTGGCAACCCACTCGCCCTTCGAAACAGCCTTGTGGCGCTCCGCATCGCCCCAGATTGAGCCGCACTCGCAGCAGGAATAGAAGGCAGTGTGCGGATTATCATGTTCCCACTTGACATAAGACCAAGTCAATTCCTGCAAATGACCGCAATCGTGACAGGGAACCATGAACTTGCGCTGGTCGCTTTCCTCATACGCAGCCTCAATGCGGCTGGCGTTTTTGTTGGTCGGCGTCGATACTAAAATGATCTTCCTGTTCCAGAAGGTTGCTGCTCTTCGTTTGGCAAGAGATATAGGATCACCTTCCTCGCCAGCAGAAGGAGGGTATCGATCAACTTCATCGCAAAGAACAACACGAATCGGACGAGAAGCAAGGGAACTAGGAGAATTAGCACCAACAAGAGAAAGAGCGCCACCGGGAAAGACTTTATGAAGTGTGGTATTGTTTGCATCTTTGGCCTTACTGTCTTTGACCTTGTCCCGAAGGCAAGGGGTTGAACGGAGAAGACCCGCAGTTACGCGGTCCTTCGAGAACGACTGGGCCATGTCCACAGTCGGTTGCATCATCAGGATCGGCGCTGGATCGTGAGCCATGTGATAGCCAATGGTGTTGAGCAGCATCTCAGACTTGCCAAGCTGCGCACCGCACATAACCACCACCTCTTTGACCAGTGGGTCAGAGCAAGCATCCATGATGCCGCGCTGATACTCTGCTCTGGATGTAATCCATCGACCCGGCTCCGCACTGCTCTGCGAGTCCAGCCGCCGTTCGTGATCCGCCCATTGCGCCACGCTCATGCGTGGGGGCGGCGTCATCTGCTTCATGGCCTTAGCCATTTGCTCCAGTGCGTTCTGTCTGGTGGCTTGTTCGATCATACGATTATCGTTCGGCCCTTCTTCGGGCGACCAACCTTGCGCTTTGGCTTTGGCTCTTCCTCTTCACCGCCGGGGTCATTTTCGACAGCGCCACTGCCAGTCCGCACAGGGTCAACCTCCGGCTGGTAGTTCGACAATTCCATGAGCGCCTCGCGGATCGCGCCCTCCAAAAAGTCCTTGACCTTCGCCACATCGCTTTCGTTCGCCACAACAGGCGCGACCTTGGTGGGCAGCGACAGGAATTTGGCCTTGCAAGCGTGCAGAACACTCTCCCACGCCTTGACCACATCGTCCGTCATGCAGAGCGTGCCGCGTATCTTCGCCAGTTCGAGTTCTGCGATCTCCGCTTCGGCATTAACCTTGCGCGTCCTAGCCTCATCATAAGATGAGCCAATAATTACGCCGCCAGTCGTGGGTTTGCGCTGCTGTGCTGTCACAATGGTTCCTAAATTCCCATAAAAATATTATTTTATCACTCGCTTGAAACCGCACTTACGGCTTCGTTTTGGCATTGTGACATTAAGGGCTTTGCGTGTCTAGCCCCAATCTGCGCAACAATATTTCATAAATAGGTTTGGAAATTGCTCTCTCTTGAAATCAATTGGGGTCCTAATCACCCGCCCGGCCAATCCGCCCCATAGGACCCGCTTTCATATGCCTTTGAGACATAGGCCACAGGGCCAGCCACAGGGCCGTCACAGGCACGAAACGAAAAGCCCGGCTACCCTAGTAGCTAGGCGCAATTGCATAGCCTTAAACGGCTTTTATGGGGCTTTATTGGGAAGGGCTGGCAAGGGCCGCATTGCCATAGGGCAAGCGCCAAGCATAGGGCCGCGCCTATGCGATAGGCAAAAGAAAAGGGCCGCAAAAGCGGCCCAATTGTTTCGATTGTTTCGATTATCTAAAGGATTGCCAGCAAGCGTTCCAGTGTAGGCGTTAGGCGATTGCTTCCCGCTTCAATCCTTTGCACATGCCTAGGGCTTATCCCTAATAGATACGCCGCTTGTTCTTGCGTTAGGTTTCGCGCTTTGCGCCATTGTTTTAAATTTATTGCCATATCTGATTGCCCGTTTCTGCGCATAGGCCTTTATAGTCATTGCTAACGCCATTAAGCTTTGCCAGCCGATAACAATCATTCCAGCCAGCGCGGTATAGTTGTTCCATTACATCTATAACGTCATTGTTTACGTTATCGCCTAAGCTTGCCTTAATACTAGCAACATATGTTGCGACGCTATCGGATTGCCATTGCATTGATTGTTGTTCTGTCATTGCGTTTTGCCCTTTCCGTTAATAACCGGCGCATTATCGATAATTGACCAGGCTTTAACCGGACCAATTTTTTCGGATAAATCCTGCAATGCTAACATTGCATCTATGCGCTTGCTACGCTTGCGCCATGAATTATGATTTAAAATCATATAGGGCCGTAAATCACAAATACGCCTACCTGACTCATAATGCGTCAACGTTTCGCCATGAATAAAAGCCCTAAGCTTTCGATTGCCTAACGGTAAAAGCATAACAATGCCAGCAACGGATCGCATTGAACCGTCAACGCAAACAATATCAATTTTCTTTGTCATTATGCTTTCCCTTTATCCAACAACAAAACCGGATTGATCCTTACGCGCCGGACCTTTTGCGTATAGCGCGACAATGACGCCCTTAGGTTCTATATGGCGTATATCGCTATTGTCGCCGTCAATAACGGGCAAGCCAAGAAACGTTTCGCTATTGGCAAGCATTGCGTCAACTATCGCCCTATTGCGAAAAACAACGGCGATCCTTTCGCCATTAGCAACGGCCTTGGCGACATAGGGCGCATAGGCTGGCACGCCGCTATAGCTAAACGTTAAATCATAATTTGCTGGAATGTTTTTACGGTTAGCAAGCTTGGTATAGTCATAATATTGGATATCAGGCAAAGCTTGCATAATGTTAGAATATCCAGAAACCGGAATATTCTCAAAGCGGATATCACTTGTTCCATTAAGCCGAACAATAAGCTTATATCCCTTTTGCTTGGCTTTTGCCCGTTCACGTATCAATTCATTATGCAATTGGTTCATGAAAAGATCGCGGTACTGATTAAAATATAACGTTTTACGCAATCGCGAAAGCATAACGTTACTCATTGCGCCGCGCCCGGCTTTGAATAGGCAAGGTTTCTCGCATCCCGCCGTTTTTGCCATAGCGCATAATTGCACGCCGCTTTGCATTGCTGGCATTAGATAAAGGATCGCCGTTTTGATCCCGTATTTTTCGCCCTTAATTGTTTTGGCGTTTGTATCGATGCCTAAAAGCTTTTCTGGCAAGCGCGAGAATAACGAACGGTTTTGCTCATTGCCTAAAATTTGCAATTGGATATCAAGTGAAAGCGCCGATATATCAAAGGCTAGGGCGTTTATAGGTTTCGTTTGCATTAACATATTAAACAATCCTTATATTAGAAAATTAATTTTAGCGGTAGTAACGCAATCCATCATCCTTGGCTTTGAAAAATCTTTTGCGTGTACCGTCAACGTGAAACATTTCGGGCGTATCGGCGATTACAAACGTACGGTAATGCGTATCGCCATAGCCAAAACGCATTTCCGACATTGTAGGCGTGCGGCGGTAAACAATCTCGCCAGTGTCGCATTGATAGGGATTATACATTTTCATTTACCCTCAATAATTGCGACACCTAGCCCCATGCCAAACATACAAAAGAGTAGGATAGCTAGCACTTGATGCCCTGCCATAACAGAAGGGCCGAACATAAATGCCGCGGCGAAAATCGCTAAGAAAATTGCAATCGCAATCAAGCCAATGTTTACGTTAGTCATAATATTAAATCCTTATTCTTAGTTTCGGTAAAGCCTCAATAGCACGACATAATGTCGCGTCAACAAAAAAAATGCGCCCCGGTGAAAATAATTTTCGCGGCCCGACGATAGGTCGTGGCGGCCCTATATATAAAGCCTAAAATTGACGGATTGACGCGATATTCCGGCTGACAAGTAGCCAGCAACATTATTGCGTCATTGCGACATAATATTGCGCGACCGAATGTTGCGCAGGGGCGCAACAAAGTGACCCCCTCCCCGGTTTATGGAGCAAAAATTTAGCCCCCTCCCGGTTTATGGGCCAAAACCCCTCCTACGATTTCTGGGCCAAAATTATCCCCCGTGCGATTTATGGGCCAAAATTCTGCGCCATTCATCAGGATGCTTCGCGCCTTTGCGAAGGTTACATTCAGACCTAAGCAACTGCACATTATCATCAGTGTTGGTTCCACCTAATTTTAACGGCATGATGTGATCTAAGTGGAAGTTGTCGCCAAGTTCGCGGTTGCAGCACGGGCACAAACCCATTTGCTGGGAAAACAAAACAGATTCAATACCCTTGGTCAGTTTGCCAATAGCGCCACGCCTTGCGTTTTCTTTTTGTCGCTCGGATTCCCTAACTGACGAATGGTTCTTTTGCCTGTGTCTGCGAATACGCTCACTATGCTTTTCTTTATTTTCAGCATACCATTTGCGCTGATATTCCCTGCGCTCATCTGGCGACAACGCACGCCGCTTGGCGCATGGTCTACACGATCCACTAGGAAACCTATCTTCTGATTGGCATATACGGCATGGTTTTCTTGTCATGCACAATATTAACAAAAATATAAATCGTATACAATACTATGGAACAATTTTCTTTACGCCCAGCGCCTTCGCGCACTCTCCAGACCAATACGCAAAACCGTAGATCGGCACACCATCATCATCAAGCGGATCAAGGCCGCGCTTTGCTGCGTTATCCAAGACAATCATCAGATCGTTAAGCAGCGCCGCAGAGAAGAGATGCCTTGGCCCTTCATGATCAATGTTATCGTTCAATGTCACATCCTATCGAGATAGCGTTTCAATATACGGTCAAAGTGCCTTGGTAGGCTATAATTTAATTGCTCCCGGCCAACCTTGTGGAAGGGATATATGGGTTTGTAATTCACGTTTCTGGCGAACGCAAGCATTACCTTCACATCGTTTCCACGGCGCTCTGCGATGCCGATAGGTGCGCCCCCACGGCGCAGGACGAAGAAGCTGACGTTCTTGCGGTTCTTCTGCTTGCCCTTTGGCATCTGGGACCGTGCAGTCTCAGACAACGCACCAATCGCCGCCAGCATCTCGCTGTAGCGTGCGCCATTGATGTTACCGCCTGATCCTTTGGGATAGTCATTGCCTTGGATCGTGAAGCCCCCGGCTGGGAGAATACCCTGCATCCTTAGACGATTTTCAGAAGCCTTCTTGCCGCGTGTCCCACCAAAGACGTTTGGCCGAACAATGGCGTTGGGCGATCCCCGTGAAGGAAAGTCCTCAAAGTAAGTCCCGGAGTTCGCAAGGCTCTGGCCTAGCCGCTTACCGCCAAACTGACGATCCTTCCCATATGGTAGGGCCTTGATCAAACCTTTCTTAACATATGGCGACACCTTTTTAAAAGATGGACCCATTTCCGTTATTTGCGCCCTGTGAACATCATCCACCGTATCGGCCATCGCACCAACGACAGCCTTCTCGATTGTCTTTGGCATCTCAAGCAGCATCTTGAACTTACGATCCAGATCGGATGTGTCCATCTTCAGAGCCAACATTTAGATTTCCTCAAATTCACCACAGAAGCTGTAGGGGCTCACCACCGGATTATGGAACTTAACTCTGTTGCGCTCATCAGCGCCCGTGAACACGGGAGGGTATCGCTTGCAGTAACCATGCAGCCCACTGGGCGACTGCACAAAAAATATGCAGTCTGAGCATTTCTCTTCGCGGCTCAAATCATCCTCCATATTTTCACTCCTTATATTAAATTGACGATGCGGTCCAGATACCATTGCGCTTTACGCAGCGACTCATCACCACCCTTATATTGCTCACGCCAAATATACTTCAACGCATTGCCTTTGCAGTACCCTCTAAACTCCTCCGGTGTCAACGCCGATTGAATGGCATCGATGCACTCGATCTCACCCTGCCGATAGTGGCTTGGTGCATTCACATTGTCAGTCATATCTATCTCCAGTCATTTTCAGTCAGTGCGCGAAGTGCGCAAATTCTCTTGTATCACCCCTATATAATAAAAAAAAATATGTATACCCCTGTAACCCTACCTTTTACGTTAAAATATATATGTATCTCTATACGACTTATATATCTATATATTGCACACTTTTTATATAATATATAGATATATAGTAGTAAAAACAAGGGTTTAAGACAGGTGCGCAATAAAGGTGCGCAATGTTTTTAAAATGCCCTATTGCGCACCTCCAAAATCAAAAGGTGCGCAATACAAAAACCTATTGCGCACCTCCAAAATCACCCCCCGTGGAAGTCACGAACGATGTTTTTGACGCCCTTCTCATCACCCTTAAACCAGACATAATGAAGGCCATTTGTCTTGCTGATTTTCATCCGCCGCCCCTCTATCTGCTTATAGCCCATTTCCAAAAGTATCGCGCTTATAGCCCTCGTCTTCGGAAGCATGGTCCCTTCGGCCTCGCACAGTTTATTGAGCCATGTGACATCCAGAACAGCCTCATTGATCACATCGCACCGCATCAGGTCGATGGCGTCCTCGATAAGCGACCTGTCTGGCGAAACGCCAAGGGCAATCATTTCCTCACGCGCTGAGGTGTGCGGCGCACGCCCCTTGGCTGAGAACCCTGCGCTGATCTTCCAATTGCGTAGAAAGAATGACAGGGCGTCTGCACGGCGTTCGCTCTCGTCGAACAACTTGGTAAAATAGGCGTCAGCCCCCAGCCGACCTCCCAACTCCTCAAACAACTGCTCTTCGGACTGCACCCGTGAGAAGATCGGAGCATAGCGCCTGTCGTTCTCGTTTACGGGCAGCGCGTCCTTATGGTTGGTCAAGAGCAGATACGTCTGGAAGTTTGGCACGGTGCGCTGGTCGCGGCCCTTCTCCTCAATCTGGACCACATTGTTCGACACAAAGGGCTTCAGCCTGTCGATAAGTTCAAAACGGTTCTCGCCTGAGATGCGGATTTCTTCGATGACCGCCAACAACGCCCCATGCGCCCATGCTGTGAACCGTCCGCTCAACGCCATCGGCTCTACATTGCGGGTCATCAGCCCCAACAGGTTCTGCATCACAACGGCAAAGTAGGATTTGCCAACGCCCTGCGCCCCTTGAATGAGCAGCGCCCAGTTAATCTTTTGGCCGGGATGCTGAATGATCCATGCCAGATAGTCCACCAGCAGCCGCTGTTCGTCCTCATTCTCAACCATGAAGCGCACATGACCCATGAACAGGTCGATGACCGATTG